CTTGGATTTAATACGCTATCTATAAATTCACTTACTTGTTTCTCTGCTTGATTCATTTTCATTGTTGTTTAGTTTAAAAAAAGCCTTTTTCTCTGAAGGCTAACATATCTCCCTACGATGAGAACCGACTTACTCGGTAGGTTACGCTCCGTACGTCTACGGCATTTGTTTTACATTTCGTGTTTAGATATGTGGCAATTTTTACCCCTTATCCTTGTTTAAATTGTTTTACTTCGTCTTTTAGCCGTTCAAGGTACAAGCAGAAGTCCATAGCCTCTTCCTGAGCGTGATTAAGCCATTCTAACGCACTTAAATCAGTTCGTGTTAACATTGTACCATACTTCTCTATTCCTCGTTGTGAGCGGTCATAAAACTTGCTCATTACTTTTAGGACTATCGGGTCTTCTACTTTCTGGTTCATTGCTCAGCATTTTTAAGTTCGTCTAATTTTGCTTCGAGTAACTGAATATTAACTTTTAGTTGTTGGTTTTCTCTGTTAGAAATTCTCAGTTGTTGTTCGTGATTTTCTACTCTTCTTTTGTAATATGACAATTCATTAATAGCTTTTTCGTATCTATCAAGAATTTCTCTTATCATAAGCTCTTTCATAGGAATTTCATTAAGGCATTGTAATACTCACGACAAATCTCTATCTTCTCCTTTATGGCTTCGATTACTGCTTCGTCTTTTTGTACGTAGAATACTTTTACTCTTCTGTTCTTAGGTACTTGACTGAATTCGTGTTTACGCAGAATCTCCTCTCGCAAGTCTAAATCCTCTTCAATCTTGTGTAACTTCCAATGGGCCCTGCGGATTTCGTCTTCAACCATATCAATTGGAGTATCTACAAGGCAGTAACAAAGCATTGATTGAGTCTTTCCAGTCAACCACATATAACCCTGAAGTTGATAGAAGTAGTCTTTATTAGAAATCTCGGTGTCAAAAAACGGAAAGGTAGTAGCATCCCAACTTGATTTTACGTCTAAAAGTACTTCCTCCGTGTTTACATCAGGTGTTCCCTTTATCCAATCATTCTCAAAGTACTCTTCATTCTTGTAAATGAATTTTACGTCTAAGACATCATTGACAAGCGAGATAGATAAATCCTCAACTGCGTTCCCTTTGTCTGTGTAACGGCTTGAAAACTCCTTGCGGATGCCGTATTTCTCTTCCAACACAAGTTCGTGAATGTAAGATTTAGCAGTTTGGCTTAGTAGTTCGCTTTTTGAACGTGGTGTAGCCATTATTTTTCCAATGGCAGAACATCGAATCTTGAGAGCTTTCATAGTGCGTTTAGCATATCAATTTGACCATCAGTTAATGAGAATGATGCTTCGAGTTTAGCCCGTGTGTATTCTCCTTTTGCAATAGATTGTATTGCTGCAGCAAATCGCTTTTGGTCAATCGTAGGCAGTTTCTTTTCCGTCTTTACTTGTTCGCCTGAAGCATCCGTGTCTTTGTCAGTTACTAAACCAAGTGCTGAACTTAGTGCATAGCGTCTGTAGTACGTTACTCCCGAACCGAAGCCTTGATAGTCATTCATACCCTTAAGCTGAACATAAGGAATCATACACTCGGATTCCATAAACTCTCCGCTCTCGTGAAAGATTACGGTCTTTAAGCAGTTTTGACCCTCATTGTTGGTTAGTTGCTGAGTGAATCCAAGTCCGTGTTTCTTTAGGATAGGATTGATTACCTCAAAAATCTTAGGTAAATCTGCGTAAGAATACCCATAGCCTTGTGTGGCTTTGTGGATTACTGGCACTTCTTGTTGAAATGCAGCTAAACTTTTAAATAAATTTTTCATAGCGTTTAATTATTTATACGAAGATATAGATTATTTCAATTCGTTGTACATTTTTTTATATTTTTTTATCAATTCTTTGAGCTCGTCTTTTGTAAACTTCCGTGTTACCCTTGCTCTTGCTTCAAGTTGATTGAATCTTTCTGCTCCTATTTTAATTAGGAGGTTTGTTCGATATTCTAACAAGTTACCTGATAGATAGCTATTACATCGCTCGCATTGAACGTGTACATTGTCTTCATCAAATCTTACGTTCCAATGGTTATTAGCGTTCCAGAAGTGACCTGCGTTAACTTTCTTTGGTTTCTGCTTACAAGAGATGCATAGTTCGTCTTTATCACGTTCCCTGATGTATTTGTTGAAGACTAATTGAGCAGCTTTGACAAGGTCTTGCACAGTCTCTAATTGAGCTTTCATTCGTGTTTTAGTCTGCTTCCATTGTTTCTCTTTTGTTTCAGCTACAAATACACGAAGACACTCATCCTTTAAGCAGTACTTTTGATTGAAGCGGATAGGCTCAAACTTCTCTTTGCAGTTTTTACAACGTGGCATATTCTTTAAGTTTAGATTGATATGCTATATGTGCATCATATTCATTATCAAATAAACCTAAATATATTCTACTTCCTTTATGCCTAATAGAAGAAGTATATTTACCTGCTTTTTTATGAAAATGAACTCCTTTTAATCCAGTTTTATTTTTTCTATTATTTGAATTTTCTCTTTGGTCTGTAATTCTTAAATTATTGTAATTGTTATTCAATTTATTTTTATCAATATGGTCAATTACTTTTTCCATTCCGCAAGGTTTATGATTTAGAAATGCCATTGCAACAAGTTGATGTATTTTATAAATTTTTCTCTTATGATTTTTATACAAACCAATAATCAAATATCCTTTTAGGATTTGTGCTTTTCTTACCTCATTATTTTTGGAATTTATTACAATTCCATTTTCATTTATTTTATATAGTCCTTCGTATTCTGGTATATCTTTCCACATATTAATCAAATTTTATATTTTCATTTAACCATTGACGGAATGCTCGTTGTAAGTCTACTTGCTCACTCCAAATCTTTTCTGCGTTTGGTTCGTCTATTCGTAGGATTGCTCTATCTACCTTGTCAATCTCTTGGAGTAGCATATTAGCTTTGTTTTTGAGTCCTTGTCTGAATACAGATTGGTCATTAAGGTCTTCGATGAAGTCTGCTAAGACTGGAAGAAATGCTGCTAAGGCAACGAGTTTAGTTTCTTTTCTCATTTTTGATAAATTTTAAGGCTTGGTTTTTATTTTTAAATTGATGTACTACAAATTTTCGCTCTGTGAAGTCGTATCGCACTGCTCGTAGTTCACGCATCACTCTTGCTCGTGTGCATCTCTTACAGCTGAATAGAGCTCCTTTTCTGCTTTTAAGATTGTATTCTCGTCTATTTTGGTCATACTTGTCGAGCGTTTTAAACTGGTAACAAGACCAACATTGTACTTTGTCATTCATTATATGTTTTTACGTATAATTTCGTTTATATTCGTCTATTTATATGCTTAGGCGTATACTTAAAGGTCTATGTCTTTGAATTTAAGTTCGTCTTTTAGTTCCTGATATGCCACTCTAAGCTGAGCGTTACGTCTTGCAAGCTGATTGAGTTCTCGGTTTAGGCCTTTGATTTCGTTTTCCATTTCAATGATTACCAACTCAGTCTTGAGCAACTGTTCCTCCGATTCCTTACTTCCGTTGATGTAGTCTTTGGCATCAGGTTTGTCAATCTCAAGTTTTTCACGTACGTTTTTAATTCGTTCTCGAACTACCCAAATAGTGTTCTTTGCCCAAAGTATTTTAAGTGATAAATCCATATTTCGTTTTTTTATAGTCCACAATACCCAGAATCACAATCGTTGAAGTCATCGTCAAACAAATCTAATTGTAATTTATGGTTTTTAATCTTTTCGTATGTAATTCCGCTTTTGAATGTGCATCCGTTTTTTTGTTCCATACGCACAAACCAATCAAATTGCTTCTCGTCTCTTTGGCTCATATGCTTTAAGAATATCTCGGAGCGATGAAAGCACCCAACACAATTGTTTTTGTAAGCAAATCGCACTGGTTTATCTTGCCAGTAGTTCTCAATAGTGTCTTTAAATATTCCGTCTTCAATTAGCGGAAAGCGTGTCATTCTATACGGAAGTTCTTTCCATTTGTTACGACCGTTCTTTTCTCCTACCTTAAACTTAAAGTTTTCAATTCCGTCAACTGCTCGCTCAATCATTGTCTTGGCTCTACTCATTTCATTTGCTCGAAACCCTATTCTCATTTCAACTGGTAACTCCGTGTTTTCGTAGCACCATTGAGCAATCGGTTTCACTTTCATATCAACAGTACAATATCTTGTCATTTGATTAGGCAGGTAGTTTGCTCCGCTTTTCATTTTGTAAGATTCTATGACCTCATCAAAAGTCTTATCGCTTAACCAAATAATTTCTTGACCGATATACTGCTCAAGGTCAAGCATTGTGTAAATGATTGTATCCTCCTCAAGTGTACCTATAAATTCCTTTCCGATTCTATCGCTTACAATTTGACGAACCTTAGCATCTGGAAACAAAACACGAACATCATCTGTTCTAACTAATGAAAACACATTGTAATCAGCAGGGTATTTTACTGCTATGTAGCTTGAAGTTTTACCTCCGCTAAGTGAGTTTACTGTTTTCATTTTAAAAAGGTGTTTGCGTTTGTATTTCTCTTGGTCTGTATGGTGTTAAAGGGTCTACTCCGTTTATTTGGAAGCCTATTCCCGAGTTGAAGTCACAAATTACGGGATAATCCATCTCAGTATGTTTGCCTCCAGTTTCCATATCCTTGACCTTTTCTACTTGAATCCAAGTCTTGTATTTATGCTCAGGATGTTTAATTAGACGGTGTATGACTAACATATCATCGCATCGGTTTGTAAAGCTCTTACCTCCCTCAATGTGGTCTTTCAAAGGTGCTTTTAAATGTCCTTTCAGTTCTCCCTCAGCATATAAGTTGCCACCTCTTCCTGATTCTGAGTTAGGATGCGTGTTTATGTATATAGTCATTCCGTTGCTATTTACAAACTGACGTGCTTTGTTCATAAACTCGTAATTACCTGCAAAGCTCATCTCTCTATCAAGTCCAGTGAAAGGGTCTATCAGTCCTACTTTAGCTCCGCTCATTTGGAATATTTCAAGAATCTCATCAGGTTTGTACAGTTTCGAGTTGTCTACAAAAGTAAAGTATTGTTCTAAATATGCAAGGTCTCCGCTAATTTGTGAGTGGCTTAGTTTGCTGAAGTGCTTACCTCTGTACATTTGAATCATATCTCGTAGGATTTGACCTTTCTGATTCTCTCCTGACCAAATGCAGAATGTGAGTTCGTGTTTAAGTGCAAGTGTAAGAAAGTACCAGTTTATCCAATATGTCTTTCCAACATTGTCGTGTCCTAAAATTATGTTAAGTTGCTTAGGTTTGAATCTTAGGTGTTCATCTAAGAAGCAGTCAAGACCGAGTCCTTGTTTAATTTTACCGTCTCGTACATCAAGTAGGTATTTAAGTGAATCTCCTTGTTTTAGTAGCATCAGTTATTTTTTAGTGCGTTAAGTAATCTATCGTTTTCTTTCTCAAGCCAGTTTGCGTTAAAACCTTTCCAAGAACGCTCTACGCATTTTCTAAGAATATGGTTTCGGTCTCCTCCGTGTTTTTGTACTTGGCTCATAAATGAGTTAAATGCAGTTTCAGTATTTACTGCTTTCAATTGCTTACGAACTTCCATCCATTCACGAGACAATTTTTCGTCAAAACCGTTATCAAGAAGCGAAGCTAAAAAGCTATATGTATTATTCTTTTCTTTCTTTTCATTCTTGTTAGTGGTCGTTTGCTGGTCATTTGCTGGTCGCTCGTTGGTCGCTTCGCTGGTCTCTAATTGGTATTTATCATAGTTAACTAACTGAATAATAGTACCTTTTGAGCTTGTTTTGATGGCCACTTCGTTGGTCGATTTTAGCTTATCTAAAGCAGTTCTAACTTGACGCACACTTAGTCCAGTTTCCATTGCTAAAATATCTCTTGAAGTAACTACACTTCCTTTGATTAATTCAATTCCCTTGAATCGTTTTTCTTTGTGGTTTGCTTTCAACATTAAGTGTAAGAAAACACGAAATGTATTTGGGTCTGAGTACCACTCCCAATCTAAAATCTTTCTGTGTAATTTAATCCATCCGCTCATCTGCAACATTTAGGATATGAAAAAAGCCCATTAAGTTTCGTGGTTGCAGCACTACTCCTCAATGAGCTTTCAATAATTTTTTAACTTGGGTCTGCAACACCCGTACAAATATAACCAACTACATATTGTCTTGTTCTATTTGTTGAAAACTATTCTCGTAGTATCCCATCTTAATTCGTCTTTTTAAACTCCTAAGACTATTAAGTGAACTGATTAGCATAACATCTCGCTTTAAGTCTGCTCCTATTTCGCCTTTGAATAATCTTTTGACATCAGGAAACTTTGAATCTCCGAGCGTATCTTTCAGAACCTGCGTCTCAGTCAAATAGATAGCGTCTTTGTATCTTAAAAGGTCTTGGTGTACTGTTAGACCGTGAATGATTGTAGCGTGGTTCTTACAGAAGATTTCGCCTATTTGCATTAAGCTCAGTCCTGCTTGTCTTAGTTCGTTAAATATGAAGTAACGCTTGTATATGATTTCTCGCTTTCGTGTTTTATCAGTTAGCTTGTACAATTCAATTAACTGGTGTAT